AACTGACAAAGAAAAGATCTTTATTAGAGAAGGGTGGAAAAAATTTGGAAAAGAAAAATGTATTAATAAAAATATAGGTGGAAATCTAGATCCAAAGTCTCTTTCTAAAAGGGCAAAGGAAAATTTCAAAAATGGAATAGGTGGTATTGCAAATCTCACAATAGAACAAAGAAGAGTTGGTCAATTAAAAGCATCAATAACAAGGTCAGTAGATTTTCAAGTAAGAGACCCAAACGGAAAAATTCACAGTGCTAAAGGCATTTATCCCTTTGCTAGAAAACATGGTTTGAGTGGAGGTAACTTGTGGGGATTGGTTAGAGGAAGGTATGATAGTTATAAAGGATGGACAAATATTGATGTTGATCCATCAACAATCTTAACTCATTTAGAAAAATCCCATAAGATGAGAGATGAAGGAAGGGGAATCTGGTCAGAAGAATCAAAAAGGAAATCAAAGCAATCTTTGATTGAGAGGAATGCAATAGAATATCATGTTGTAAGTCCAGATGGGAAAGAGTATAAAGGAAAAAATGCAAGGGAGTTTATGAAAGAACATGGATTGTCCGGACCTTTTCTACAACTTTTATCTGGGAAAGTAGATCATCATAAAGGGTGGACAAAGTATGGACATCCACTTACTTATGAACTTGAGATGGATAAACGTGGTGCTTTTAAACCAAAATCCCCTCCTTTTGAATTGAGAGGTCCAGATGGAAAATTATATAAAGGTAATTCCAGAAGAGCATTTGCAAGAAAACACGGATTAACTTTTAACACGGTAAGTAATGTTTTGAATGGGCATATAGGAAACTCCTATGGATGGACATTACCAACTCCTAAACATGATAAAAGGTGGGATAAGATAATGATTAAAATTAAAAGTCCAGAGGGAAAGATTTATGAAGTTGAAAATAGAAAAGAATTTTGTAAAGAGTATGGATTAAATTATGGTAGTTTTTTAAAATTAACACAAAAGACAGGAATTGGATCAAGAAAATCTTATAAAGGATGGACAAGGGTTGATAATACTTAATAAATATACCTAGATGTAATGGATATGTGTGAGGACGGATGTTGTTATAGGAAAGAAGAATGAGGTTTTTTTACAGATAAAAGCAGAACCTCACATATGTATGGAATTGCAAGACCACTTCACCTTTGATGTTGAAGGGGCTAAATTTATGCCACAATACCGTAATAAGTATTGGGATGGAAAAATTCGTCTATTTTCTACAGCAACAGGAGAGATTTACTGTGGACTATTAGATAAGATTGTTTCATTTTGTGATAGGCACGACTACACCTATGAATTTTTAGATAACAAATATTATGGAACTCCGTATGAAGTAAATAAGGGAATATCTTTTCAAGGTGTAAAAGATTATATGTCTGCTATTTGTAAGTATTCTCCCCGCAACTATCAAGTTGAGGGAGTATGCGATGCATTAAAACATAATCGAAAGCTCTTGATAAGTCCCACTGCCTCTGGCAAATCTTTGATGATTTACTCTCTAGTAAGGTACTACATTGATAAGAATGAAAAAATACTTTTAGTTGTTCCAACGACATCTCTCGTAGAACAAATGTATAAGGATTTTCAGGAGTATGGTTGGGATGCTGATTCATATTGTCACCGAATATATTCAGGCAAAGAAAAAACAAATGAATATCCCGTTACCATTACAACATGGCAATCGATTTATAAATTAGATCGTTCTTTCTTTGAGGAGTACAATGTAGTTATAGGAGATGAAGCACACCTATTTAAAAGTAAGTCATTAATCAACATTATGACCAAGCTTCATCATGCCAAATATAGATTTGGGTTTACTGGTACTTTAGACGGCACACAGACGCATAAGTGGGTGTTAGAGGGGTTGTTTGGACCATCATATAAGGTGACTAAAACAGATGAATTAATGAAGCAAGGTCATCTATCCCAATTAGATATTCAATGCCTTGTTTTAAAACATCCTCCTCAGAAGTTTGAAACTTATAATGATGAAATTGAATATATTATTTCTCATGAACAAAGAAATAAATTTATTACAAACTTATCATTAGATTTAAAAGGCAATACACTTATATTGTATAGCAGGGTAGAATCCCATGGTGCAGTATTATATGATTTAATAAATACTAATAAGCGAGGTGATAGAAAAGTATTTTTTATTCATGGTGGTGTTGATGCTGAGGAAAGAGAATTAGTTAGAGAAATTACAGAGAATGAATCCAACGCAATTATTGTCGCATCTTACGGGACTTTTTCAACGGGCATTAATATTCGCAATCTTCATAATGTTGTGTTTGCTTCCCCCTCCAAATCCCGCATTAGAAACCTCCAATCCATCGGGCGTGTTCTCAGAAAGGGAACAAATAAGATAAAAGCAATCTTATATGATATCTCCGATGATTGCACTCATAACTCTAGAAGAAATTACACATTAAACCACTTCATAGAAAGAATTAAAATTTATAACGAAGAGAATTTTAATTATGAAATAATCACTATACAGTTAAAGATATGATAGAAGATGATTTTTATTCAACAATTAAACTTAAATCTGGAGAAGAGATATTCGCAAGAGTAGCTGCTTCTGAAGAAGATAATAGAACAATGTTATTAGTCCATAGTCCAATTACTATAGGTGAAATTAAAGGAAGAAAAGGTACAGTAGGGTATAAGGTAGAACCTTGGTTAAAGACTACTACTGATGATATGTTTATTATTAATATGAATGATGTTCTTACTCTTTCTGAATCTAAAGATATAGATATGATCTTAATGTATGAAGATTATGTTAATCAATCTCATAAAGACCATACAAATAGATCTAAAATTAATAGAAGAATGGGATATCTTGGTAATGTGACTGATACCAAAGCATCTCTTGAGAAGATTTTTAAAAGTAGCTAAGCCAATCTCATCAACCTCCACAAAGGTATTCTACTCGATATTTAAAACTTGTCAAGTATTTGGTTAGGTGTTAAAATACCTACATATGGTGAGAATGTAGTTATGCTAAAAAGACCTATGGCCAAGAGGAAGAGATCGGAACATTATGTTAATAACAAGGAGTTTTTAGCTGCTTTAATTAGATATAGAGAAGATAGAGAAATTGCTGAGATTCAAGGAAAACCAAGACCAATCATACCTCGCTACATTGGTGATTGTTTCTTAAAGATTGCTAATCATCTTTCCTTTAAACCAAACTTTGTAAATTATATGTTTAAGGAAGATATGATTTCTGATGGTATTGAGAATTGTGTTCAATACATTCATAACTTTAACCCAGAGAAATCACAGAACCCTTTTGCATACTTTACTCAGATTATTCATTATGCTTTTCTTCGTAGGATTCAAAGAGAGAAGCGTCAGTTAGAGATTAAGAATAAGATTATTGAAAGATCTGGATTTAATGAAGTGTTTGATGATAACAACACTATTGACGGGGATAATTATTCAGAGTATAATTCTATTAAAGATGCTGTACATTCCAAGTTGCGGAACTGAATGAAGATTGCGATTATTACCGATCAGCACTTTGGAGCAAGAAAGAATTCAAAACTCTTTCATGACTACTTTCTAAAGTTCTATAATGATATTTTCTTTCCTACATTAGAGAAGGAAGGAATTACTACGATTATTGATATGGGTGATACCTTCGATAGTCGTAAAGGTATTGATTTTTCTGCTCTAACATGGGCTAAAAATAATTATTATGATCGCCTTAAAAATATGGGATGTAAGGTTCATACTATTGTAGGGAACCATACTGCATACTATAAAAATACAAATGAAGTAAATGCTGTAGATTTATTACTTCGTGAGTATGAAAATGTTATTGTATATTCTGAAGTAACTTCTATAGAAATATATGGTTTAAGTATTCTTCTTGTTCCTTGGATTAATAGTGAGAATGAGAAGAAGAGTATAACTTTGATTTCATCATCAAATTCTCCTGTATGCATGGGACATCTTGAGTTAAATGGATTTCAAGTTACTCATGGACATGTTATGGAACATGGTATGGATGCTAAAATATATAATAGATTTGAAAAGGTTTATTCTGGACATTATCATAAAAGATCTAATAATGGGAAAATCTTTTATTTGGGAAATCCCTATGAGATGTTCTGGAATGATTGTAAGGACGAAAGAGGATTTCATATTTTTGATACTGAAACATTAGAGCATACGCCAGTTAATAATCCTTATAGTATTTTTTATAAAATCTTTTATAATGATACTCCCTATCAAACATTTGATATGCGGGAATATAAAGATAAGATTGTAAAATTAATTGTTCAAGAGAAAACAGATCAAATTCAATTTGAGAAGTTTGTAGATAAACTTTATACATCTGGAATTAATGATCTTAAGATTGTTGAAAATTTTGATTTTAATGGATGGAAAAATGTTGATGATGAGGTTGAATCAGAAGATACGATGTCTATTCTTAATAGATATATTGAGGAGGCAGAGGTAAATCTTGATAAATCTATTGTTCAGAAAATGATGCAAGAAATATATCAAGAAGCTTGTGAATTGATTTGATATGTATATTTTAACTATCAAAGATAAGGAATCTGAAGGTGCATATTCTGTATCAGATGATGATGGAGAAAATATTCTTTACTTGTTTGAGGAGGAAGATGATGCAATTAGATTTGCTATGATGTTGGAGGATAGTGGAAGTCCTGAAATGCATGTGATTGAAGTTGAGGATGAAGTAATGATAAAGACCTGTGAAGTTCATGATTATAAGTATGTGGTTATCACACCAGATGATATTGTAATTCCTCCAATTATTCAAAATGATATTGTTTAAGAAGGTTCGTTGGCGTAATTTTTTATCGACCGGCAATCAGTATATTGAATTAGATCTAGATCAGAAATCAACCACTCTGATTATAGGAACAAATGGTGCAGGTAAGAGTACTGTATTAGATGCTCTTACCTTTAGTTTGTTTGGAAAGCCATTCCGTAAGATTAATAAACCTCAATTAATTAATTCTACTAATGAGAAGGATGCACGGGTTGAAGTTGAATTTTCTATTGGGTCAATTGACTGGAAAGTTGTTCGTGGAATAAAACCAAATATCTTTGAGATATGGAAAAATGATATTTTATTAGATCAAGCAGCATCTGCTAATGACCAGCAAAAGTGGTTGGAGCAGAATGTTCTTAAGATGAACTATAAATCTTTCACGCAGATTGTGATTCTTGGTAGCAGTACATTTGTTCCTTTTATGCAATTGACTGCTAATAATCGCAGAGAAGTTATTGAGGATCTTTTAGATATTAAAATCTTCTCATCTATGAATAATTTAATTAAGGATAAGATTCGTTTAGTTAAAGAAGATATTAAAACTTTAGAACTTAAGAAAGAGTCTCTTAATGATAAGGTTAAGATGCAAGAAGAGTTTATTGAAGAGATAGAATGTCGTGGTAAAGGTAGTATAGACCAAAAGAATAATAAGATTGATAATCTTTTGGATGAGGAAAATGAGTATATTTTGAATAATGAGAGTTTAAATTATAAGATGGAAACTCTTCAAGAGAAGGTGGGTGATGTTACAGGTGCTACAGATAAACTTCGTAAACTTGGGAACTTAAAAGGTAAGATTTCTAATAAGGTATCGACTATTACTAAAGAGCATAAGTTCTTTATGGAAAATACGGTTTGTCCTACATGTACCCAATCAATCGAGGAGGAGTTCAGAATAAATAAAATCGAAGACGCTCAAACTAAAGCAAAGGAGTTGCAATCTGGTTATAAAGAACTAGAAGAAGCAATTAAAGAAGAGGAAGAGAGAGAGCGTCAATTTACAGACTTAAGTAAGGAGATTACTAATCTAACGCATGGCATTTCTAAAAACAATACAAAGATTTCTGGTTGTCAACGACAAATCAGAGATCTGGAATCGGAAATTCAAACTATTACCGAACGACTTGCAAACAGAAATACTGAGCATGACAAGCTAGCAAACTTCAAAGACAATTTAAAAACTACATACGACGAACTATCTTCAAAGAAGGATACAATTAACTATTACGATTTTTCGTATAGTTTGCTTAAAGACGGTGGAGTTAAATCAAAAATCATTAAGAAGTATCTACCGCTGATAAATCAGCAAGTAAACCGTTATCTACAGATGATGGACTTCTACATAAATTTTACTCTTGATGAGGAGTTTAACGAAACCGTCCAATCCCCAATCCACGAAGATTTCTCTTATGCTTCTTTCAGTGAGGGGGAGAAGATGAGGATAGATTTGGCACTTTTGTTTACTTGGAGAGAAGTAGCAAGGTTTAAGAACTCCGTTAATACTAATCTACTAATCATGGATGAAGTATTTGACAGTTCACTTGATGGTTTCGGAACCGAAGAATTTCTTAAGATCATTCGTTTTGTAATCAAAGATGCTAATATTTTTATTATTTCTCACAAAACTGGAATGGAAGATAAATTTGAGAGTTGTATTAGATTTGAGAAAATTAAAGGATTTAGTAGGATGGTAAATTAAGATGATGTATGAAGTTTCTAATCTCTTAAGTAAAGAGCAATGTAATACATTAATTGAATACTTTAAACGTAATGAGCACAAATATAGACGTATAGAATATCCTGCTCTGTTTGATAAGAAAACAATAACCGCACATATGGTTGATAGTTTAAAATGTCAAAAAATTCTTAGAGCATTTGAATTTAAGGCAACTCAAGCAGTGTCAAAATTGCATGATTGTGAATCATATGTGTTTATGGAGCATTGGGATATAGTTCATTGGAATCCTGGAATGGAGATGGGCGCACATAGAGATAATCAATACGATCCTAATACTGATTTATCTGCAAGACATTACTCAGCAGTTTGTTATCTAAATGATGATTATTTGGGAGGAACTACTTTCTTTTCGGATGGTGATTGCACAAATGATCAAACTCTAGAAACTAAAGAATGTATACCAGAGACTGGAAAAATGGTATCATTCAAATCAGATGTTTGGCATGGTGTAAATAAGGTTACTAATGGAGATAGATACACTCTAGCAATGTGGTTTACTTGTGACGAAACCCGAATGAGAGAAAAAAGATCTTTTTAAATGGCAACTTATAAGCACACAACAGGTAAAAGGTTTCATTTTATTCATATCCCCAGAACTGGTGGTAGATTTATTCATGAAAACCTTTTACTCAATGGATTTCAACAGGAGCATAGTAGTAAGGGAAGTATTGAAGGAATTGAAGTTCTTCATTTCCATAGAGAATTATATGAGAAGTATTTGGATGTAAAAGATATTCCTCATATTGCTGTGATTAGAAATCCTATCGATAAGTTCTTTTCTGCATCTAGCTTCTTTAAGAGAATGTATGGTGATGATATACAGGAAGCAATGGAAGACCCAATAATGTTTCATTCAATGCTTACTAATTTTCCTTTATCAGAATCTGTTAACTGGTATAGGTCTCAGTTAGATTTTATTAGTGATGAAACGCATTTGTGGAGATTTGAGGATGGATTTAAAGAAGAGTTTGCCGAATGGATGAGTAATATCTTAGATGTTCCTTTCAAGGTAGAGGATGTGCCATATAAGGAACTGGGATATGATGAGGAGAATAAGTTGGTGAGGAGTGCTAAACTTATAGATAATGTTAGAAACCTTCATAGGAGGGAAATTGAAAAATTCTATTCGTAGACCAGTTGATTGTGGTGAAGAATTTCTTAAATCTGGTATGACTTTGATTACTGACCATAGAAGTGACTACTATTTGCACAAGTACAATGAAAATTTCAAATTGGCTCCATCACAGCAAGAAGGAGAAGAAACGAAAACTTAAACCACAAGCACTGCGTCAGGCAAAGGCAAGACGGCAAGCACTCAAGAGGAAACTCAAGGGTGCTTTTTTAATGAGTATAAACTCGTAGGCATTTATTTTTGTAAAAAATAATCCTTTTATGTTGGTTCCCTGACTAAATAGTGATAGAATTGGAGAGCATATGTAACCAAGGTTTGGTTATGAGTTCACTTTAAACAATGGAGAAGTCATCAGTGCATAATCTAGTATCCTATAATCAATTAGCCGGTTGGAAAAGCAAAGTAGAAGATATTGAGGAAGCGAGTCATGAATCGGCAGTAAATGATTATTTTCAGTGCCTCACGGAGTGTGATGACAACGCTCAATTATGTAAGCGTATTTGTAAGGAGGTTTTAGTCTAGAAATTAACCAATTAAATAAGTGTCCTACCCTCACCTTTCTGGTGGGGGTTTTTTAGTATAATAGGTTCATACGAAACAAAAGCATGGCTGTTCAACTAGAAATCAAGTCCCAACTAGCAAAACTTCTTGCTACTGAGGACTTGGTAGTAGAGCACAAACAGGTCCCCAGTGCTCAGTTTAATGTCCATACGCGAGTTCTTACACTTCCTCTATGGGAGAAGGCAAGCAATACCGTATATGACCTTCTGGTAGGTCATGAGGTAGGACATGCACTATTCACACCAGATGAGGATTTTGGTAATGTCCCACATCAGTTTGTGAATGTTGTAGAGGATGCGCGGATTGAGAAGTTGATGAAGCGCAAATATATGGGACTTGCTAAAACATTCTATAAAGGATATGAGGAACTGAGTGATGAGGACTTCTTTGAGCTTGAGGACCAAGATATTTCTACTTTTAATCTTGCTGATCGCGCCAACCTCTATTTTAAAATTGGCAATTATATTTCTATTGATTTTTGCGTAAAGGAGCAAGAGATTATTGATATGATTGGAAGGTGTGAAACCTTTGATGATGCGAAGAAGGCAGCATTTGTTCTATATGAATACTGCAAGCAAAAGAAAAAGGAAGAAGAGAAGGATCAAGAAGTTAAATCTAATCAAGAAGGAAATAGTGTTCCTCAAGATGTGAATAGAGAAGAAGGAGAAGAAGGAGATACTTTGGATGAAACGGAAGATGGTGAAGATAAGAAAAGTGATGAAGGTGCTTCTGATGATAAAAAAGATGAACTAGATGTTAATACTGCTAATTCATTAAGTAATAATCTTGAGAACCTTACGAATAATAATGGTGATGATAATGTTTATGTAGAATTTCCTGATGTTGATTTAAAAAGTATTATTGCTTCTAATGAAGATTTTCATAAAGAATGCGAAGATAGTTTTAAGGCGCAACAGGAGAATACTGATATTTCTAGAGCAAAGTATTTTGAAAATACTAAGGATCTCTTTAAAAAACCTGATGCAAGTTTTAATGAATTCAAGAAAAATGCACAAAAAGAGGTTAATTATCTTGTTAAAGAATTTGAATGTAGGAAGGCGGCTGACAATTATGCTCGTTCTAGTATTAATCGCACTGGGGTTCTCTCTACAAAGAAGCTTCATACTTATAAATTCAATGAAGATCTTTTCAAGAAGATAACTACTGTTTCTGATGGTAAGAATCATGGTCTAGTTTTTATTCTAGATTGGTCTGGTTCTATGGCAACTGTTCTTGAAGATACATTGAAGCAACTGTATAACTTAGTTTGGTTTTGTAGAAAGGTATCTATTCCTTTTGAAGTGTATGCTTTTTCAAATACTTGGAACACTTATAGGAATCGTAATGAACTTCCACTAGAACACGTTAAGAAAGAAGTAGGAAAATTTCATATAGATCGTGAGTTTGCTTTAATGAATATCCTTACTCATAGGACGAATAGTAAAACAATTGATCGTCAGATGAAGATTATTTGGAGACTTTCTAATTATTATAAAAATTATCCTGAGTATTATGTACCTAATCGTGCTCAACTTTATGGGACACCTTTGAATGAATCATTGGTATCATTGTATAAGATTCTTCCAAAATTCCAAAAAGATAATAACCTTCAAAAGGTTCAATGTGTTATTCTTACTGATGGAGAAGCAAATCAACTTCCTTACTATGTTGGCATTCCAACTAATGATGGTAATTTTCGTGTAGGATGTCGCTCTGTCAGACCAGATAAAACTTTCATTAGGAATCGTAAGACTGGAAGAACTTATAAGTTTGGGTATCAATGGAATGAGTTTACAGATGCCTGTTTAAGAAATATTTGTGATACTTATCCATCTGTGAATTTTATTGGTATTAGAGTTCTTGCTAATCGTGATGCTAATGCGTTTATGAAGTTATACTATACTCCTTATAATAGTGATCAAGGGATTATCCTTGAAAAACTTCAACGTGACTGGAAAAAGAATAGAAGTTTTGTGATTAATGACTCTGGTTATCATGCTTACATTGCACTTTCTGGAACTTCTCTTTCAAATGATGATTCCTTTGAAGTAAAAGAAGATGCTACCAAAAGTCAAATTAAGAATGCTTTTATAAAGTCACTCAAGACTAAAAAACTAAATAAAAAGGTATTGAGTGAGTTTATTTCTCTAATCGCATGAAGACATTCCAGGAATTTGTGTTAGAATGCTCTCAGATAGATGAGAGTAGTCTTAACCGCATCAAAAGTAAATCGGATAAGGGAGGAATGGCTATCCTCTCCCGTAGTAGGGGCGACAAATCCGATAAAGAGAATAAGCAACGCCACGGAGAACTCAAGAGAAGAGTTCGTGGTGCTGGTCTTCCTGGAGGCACTAGTGTTTCTGGAAGATATACTGAGAATCCTGGTACTAAGGATGAAAAGAAAGTTGGTGAGAGATCACTGGTAGTTACTCCTGGAAAATCTGGTAAGAAGAAGTTCAAGAAGAAGGTTGAAAAACTTGGTACTGAACAAGGTATGAAGCAGAAGAAAAACTTTAAAGGTTCTTCTTCAGACAATCAAGACTCTGTTCTAATTCAGAGGAAGAAAGGAGGAGATGCAAGTTTAAAAGGAACTTCTAAAACTTCTTGGCCTGGTAAAGGCAAAAATGTAAAAACTGGTAAGATGAAACCAGGTAGAACTGGTGAATTTGATACTAAAGTCAAAAAGAAAACTTTTACTTATGAACAAACTATTTGATGATTCCAATTGGCGTGAAGAGTACCAAGGCATGAAAGTCTTGAGTACTATTCAGGTAGAATGTCTGAAGAATGGTCCAAAGAGTCTATCTCAGAGTTGGATGATGCAAGCTATGAAGAATGATTGGAAAAAGAAGAAGGGTTATAAAGATCCTGAACCACCTGATTGTCAATCATCCTTTAAGCAGTGGGAAGACAGTATAGGAAGTGTCACTAAGGACTCCTAAACCTCCTTTCACTACCTTATAATAAGGTCATTGAAACAAAAACATTATGCCTCGTACTTTGAAAATGACTGACGACCAAATTGTTAATGATCTCAAAAATACATATGGTGTAGAATTTACTGCTGCTGATATTCGTGGATACTGTGCTTCTTCTGGTGTATCATATCAGACAGTAGCGAAACGATTGGACCAATATAAAGTTGGTCGTGGTAAGTGGAATCTAGAAGTAACAACAGAAGTGGTTAAGAAGATTGAAAATTCTTTTAATTCTCCTGCTGTTCAACCTCAAGTAGAACAAAACCTTATCCCTGCAACCGATGATACCTTCGTCAAGTTTGGTCCTTTTAACGATATTAAGTCCATTCTCAAATCCGGTATTTTCTATCCTACGTTCATTACAGGACTTTCCGGTAATGGTAAAACGTTTAGTGTCGAACAAGCGTGTGCCCAACTTAAAAGAGAACTAATTCGTGTTAATGTTACAATTGAAACTGATGAGGATGATCTTATTGGTGGTTTCCGTCTTGTTAATGGCGAGACCGTCTGGCACAATGGCCCAGTCATTGAAGCCCTCCAACGAGGAGCAGTCTTGCTCCTTGACGAAATCGACCTTGCCAGCAGCAAAATTCTCTGTCTTCAACCAATTCTGGAAGGGAAAGGAATCTTCCTCAAGAAAATTGGCAAATACATTGCGCCCTCAAAAGGCTTCAACGTACTCGCCACCGCAAATACTAAAGGTAAAGGTTCAGACGACGGACGATTCATTGGAACTAACGTGCTCAACGAAGCCTTCCTTGAGAGATTCCCTGTAACCTTTGAGCAGGAGTATCCAAGTCCTGCTACTGAACAGAAGATTCTTGAGGGTATTTCTCTTGATCTTGGTATTGAGGATCGTGATTTCTGCAAACGACTTGTAGACTGGGCAGATATTATCCGCAAGACTTTCTATGATGGGGGTATTGATGAAATCATCAGCACTCGTCGTTTGGTACACATTGTGAAGGCATATAGTGTTTTCAATCACAAACCAAAATCAATTCAAGTCTGTATTAATCGTTTCGATGATGAAACTAAGCAGGCATTCTTAGAACTATATGATAAAGTTGATGCTGACTTTGTGATGCCTGATTATGTTATTATGCCTAAAGTTTGACCCTATAGATATTATCTGATATAATTATGACAAACTCTTGGTCCCTTTTATATGATGAATTGTATATGAATAAAGATAAAATAACTAAAGTAGATGGTTATTCTGTTGATACCATCAGTTTTGGAGATTATGATGAAGACACTAATGAAATTAAATTAACACCTATGACTCCCGAAGATCGAATTGATCTAAATCTTGAACCTCTATCTAAAACTGGATTTTGGAAATATGAGGAAGATAAAACAATGAAAGATATTCGTGATTATCTTTCGCGCACATATAATGCACACTATACATCAAAAGATTCCAAAACTCAAACGTTGGATCTAATTGATAGTATTGGTGATGCAGAACCATTCTGTAGATCTAATGCGATTAAATACCTTTCTCGCTTTGGTAAGAAAAATGGAAAATCGAAGCAAGATATTTTAAAGGCAATTCACTATTGCATTCTTCTTTACCATTTTGCTGGAATTCATAATGAAATTAAGGGAACCTATGAAACTTTCTGATAAAACTCTTTCTGTACTTAAAAACTTTTCCTCTATTAATCAATCAATTCTCTTTAAGGAGGGGAATAAACTTCGCACTATTAGTGTGATGAAAAACATTCTAGCTGAAGCAACAATCAATGAGGAATTTTCTAGAGATTTTGGTATCTATGATCTAAACCAGTTTCTTAATGGACTAACTCTTCATACAAGTCCTGAATTGGATTTTGCTAATGATAGTTATGTTGTCATTCGTGAAGGTAAAATGCGTTCTAAGTATTTTTTCGCTGATCCTAACGTAATCGTCACTCCTCCCGAAAAAGCAATTAATCTTCCTAGTGAAGATGTTTGTTTTGAATTGAGTACTGAGCAACTTGATAAATTGTTGAAAGCATCTGCTGTTTATCAACTTCCTGATCTCTCTGCTGTTGGAGAAAACGGTATAGTGAAAATTGTTGTTCGTGATAAGAAGAATTATACTTCCAATGATTTCTCTATTATTGTTGGAGAAACTGATGCTGAATTCTCTTTTAATTTTAAAGTTGAGAATATCAAAATTCTTCCTGGTACTTATGAAGTAGCAGTCTCTCAAAAACTTCTTTCTCGCTTTACAAGTAAGAATCATGATCTCACTTATTATATTGCACTTGAACCTGATTCTACTTTTGGATGATGAAAGATTGGTATTCGATTTATAAAAATCTTCCTGAGGGTGAGTTAGATAAGATTGCTGTCCTTCGTGTAATGGAATGTGCCAATGGAATCATTCAACATGCATATAGAGATAATGCTTCATATAAACTCTCTATTGAAGATACTCGTCGTGCTATGAAATTTAGTATGGGATGTATTAAGAGAATGGCAATTCCTCTCAAAGAGGAAACCATTACTTTTGCGCCTGAAACTGAAAAACTCATGCGCGAAGCAAGAGATCTTTATATTCGTGGCATAAAAAATGGAGATGATGAGGCATATGCTGAATTTATGGCAATCTCTAAAGCAACAGCAAGGGTTTGTGGTTTATCTAGGATCATGAAAGGTAGGCAAATCTTAGAAGAAAATATTGACGATATTCCCACAGAAACGCTAAAGTGGGGTGTGGAATATTTGATGAAATTTTTATGAAGAAAAAAGATTATGATGGTCCTTTATATGCTCCTTGGTGGAAGGTAGAAGAGGGTAAAAGGAAATTTCGTGAATGGTTAAAAAAACATGGAAATAAAGATGAGTCGTGATGAGTTTCTTTGGGTTGAGAAATATAGACCTAAAACTATTGAAGATTGTATTCTTCCTGACAATATTAAGAAGACTTTTCAAGACTTCCTAGATAAGGGGGAAGTTCCTAATTTGCTTCTTGCTGGTCCAGCGGGATGTGGGAAGACTACCGTAGCTAAAGCACTCTGTAACGAACTTGGAGTAGATGTTTATGTCATCAATGGATCCGATGAGGGACGCTTCCTTGATACGGTCAGAAATACTGCAAAAAATTTCGCTTCGACCGTCAGCCTTTCGTCTTCTGCTAGACACAAAGTCATCATCATCGATGAGGCTGATAACACAACAAACGACGTACAACTCCTACTACGGGCGTTTACTGAGGAGTTTTCTGGCAACTGCAGATTCATCTTCACCTGCAACTTCAAAAACAAAATCATCGAACCCCTCCACTCCCGATGCGCCTGTATTGATTTTTCCACCAATTCCAAAAGTAAACCACAACTTGCCGCCCTCTTCTTTAAAAGACTCCAAGAAATCTTGGGTACAGAAGGTATTGAATATAGTAACAAGGTCCTGGTAGAACTTATCAACAAACACTTTCCTGATTGGAGACGTGTTCTTAATGAGTGTCAACGTTATTCTTCAAGTGGTAAGATTGACACTGGCATTCTTGCAACTTTTAGTGACGTTAAAATAAATGATTTGGTTAAGAAACTTAAGGAAAAGGATTTTCCTGAAGTACGTAAGTGGGTCGTCAATAATTTGGACAATGATACTTCTGTACTTTTGCGTCGTATTTACGATGCTTGTTATGATTCCATGGTTCCGAATAGC